TGAACCACCACTTGTTGTCCAAAAAGCTAAATCAGTTGGATTATTACTTGAAGCAGTATTTATAGCTTGTATTCCAGCACCACCTTTAAATTCAGAATCTCCTCCTAAACTTGTGGATGTAGCGCCAAAAGATATACCTGTTTTTTTAGGATAAGAACCACCTGTTCCAGTATTTACATTTATTGAGACATCATCTGTTGCGTGATATAAACTTAATTTAGCATCAGTCGAAGTAGTTCCAATTCCAACATCTCCTGCAAAAGTTGAGGATGAACTATTAATTGTAAGTTGAGTAGTACCTGCTGTTTTTAATTGAATATTTGCACCTGAACCTCCACCTGTGTTACTATCTACATTTATGCCTAAAACATCTCCAACTGCATTAATGTTTGAAGCTATTGCATCAGTACCTAAAGTTAAATCGCCACCAGTAACACTTACATCACCTGCAAAAGTTGCGTTACCACCACTTTCAATATTTAGTAAATCTGAAGAACCTGTTACACTTCTTATTTTAAATTTATTAGAATCATTACCAGCAACAATTATTTCATATTCTTGATTAGTGTTTGATAACATAAATCCCGGAAAACCAGTTTCTGCGTTACCAGTTGTTTTAACTCTAGGGCTTAATTGACCTGTAAATACTCCATTTCCTGCAAAAGTTGCGTTTCCAGTTGTTGATATAGTTGCACTATTTAATTGACCACTAAAATAAGCATCTCTCCATTTGTTTGAAGTAGAGCCAATATCATTAACAGCATTAGCATCATTACCATTTGAATATGTACTTACAAAAGCAACACCATCTTGTTTAAATCCTCTACCACCATCTGATGTGAAAAAAGGTGCTTTTACATACCCTGCAAAAGTTGCGTTACCAGTTGTGTGGTCAAGTGTAACAGCGTCTACAACACCTTCTTGAGTAATAAAAAGCTTACCATTGGGTGCAGAACTAAATCTCCAATTTTTACCTGTTCCTGATGTTGTATTATTTATGTATAATAATGGTGATGTACCTGTAATTGTTACATTTCCTGCAAAAGTTGAGTTACCTGAAACATTTAAAGTACCATCAACATCAAGAGTATCGGTTGGTATGGCAAATGCATCTGTATTACCAATAATTACTTTTGGTTGATTTGTACCTGTATTATGTATAGCCATAGCATTTACATAATTTGCTCCAGAATTTACACTAAAAGTTAATGCACCTTTTTGTTCACTTGCATCTATTATCCTAGAAAAAACACCTGAATAACTTCTAACTCCACTATCAACGTCATTTCTTCCTCTAAACTCTACAACACCTAAAGTGTCATTGTCCGCAGGAGCTCCAGCATTTCTGTATAAAACTAAATCTGGTGCAGAAGCTGCTGAGGTGTCAGTTCCTTCTAATAAAATATTTTCCCCTGTTGATGAAGATATAGCTTTTATTGTAGGAGCATCTGTACTTGAAGAAGCTCCAACTGTTAATTGACTTGAAATTGTTACATCATCTGGTAAACCTATTGTTAATGTTTGACTACTTGCTGATGTTTCTATTTCATTTGTTGTACCTGCAATACTTAAAGTTTGACTATCTAAATCTACGCTTCCTGTTCCACTATCTCCACTAAAATCTAAGTCTTCAGCACTTATTTGATTATCTACATAAGTTTTAATCGCTTTTGCAGAAGCTAATGTATCATTTGAAGCAGAAACACTTGATAAATCAGTATCTAAAACACCACTTTTTAAATTATCAACTTCTAAATCACTAATAGTATTGTTATCTGCATCTATAGTTTTATTAGTTAATGTTTGTGTATCTGTTAATGTAGCTACTGTTGAATCTATTGATATTTCACCACTAGATATTGATATTCCAGTTCCTTCACTAAAACTAGCTCTAGCTCTTGCTGTAGTAAAATATAAATTTGAACCCTCACTTAAGTCATCAGTATCTTTTGCTGCAAATGCCGTGTTAAATCTATCAGCAGTATAATATAAATTACTACCCTCTGCTAAATTACTTGTAGATTTACTGCTTAAATCAAGATTTGAACCTGTTTGTAAATCAACTCTTGCATCAGCTCTAGCATTTGTAAAATACAAATTACTTCCCTCTGTAAGGTCGCCTGTGTCTTTTGATGAAAAGTCAGTATTAAATCGAGTTGTAGTGTAATATAAGTTACTAGTACCTTCACTTAAATCATCTGTGTCTTTACTAGAAAATCTAGTATCAAATCTAGCAGTAGTGTAATATAAATTAGTTCCTTCTGCTAAATCACTTGTAGCATGATTAGATAATGAACTAACTGTTCCAGTCACATTACCTATAACATTACCTTCTAAAGCAGCAATTAAAGTAGCTTGAGCATATCCTGTTCCACTTGTATTTACTGTTGTAGTAGGTTCAACTTGTAAGTCTTTAAACAATCTATATTTACCTGTTAGAGCTTCTCTAAACAGTCCTGAGTATAATGTAGTACTAGAAGGAGTATATTTCCCATAAAACCCTATATCAACTGCATCTGAAGAGGTATTGTTGTTTGCTAGTACAATTAAAGGGTCTTTTACTGTTAATGTATCTGTTCCTACCGTTGTAGTGCTTCCTTCAACTACTAAGTTTCCAATTACTGTTAGATTGCTACCTATTTTAGCATCTCCATAAACGTGAAGATTTAATCCTGATTCAGGTGTTACTCCTATTCCTACTTGTGTAGTAGATACAAACATAGGCGAGTTATTACCAAAACCATCAGTTAATTGTTTAGCACCAACTGTTATATTTCCATTATCAGAAAACTTTACTAGCGACTGATAAGTATCTTTTATTTTATTTCCTGAAAGTGTAGCCATTATCTTTCTTTTTTAAATAAGTTAGTAGTTTTTTGACATTAACCTCTTTAGGTTTGTAATTCTTTTTTATAATACCCATCCGTGAAATCCTGTGTCTTTATCTGGGTAAATATCTTGATTTGAATTACTATAATACTCATCAAATTTAGATGGTGCATTATAAGTCATATAATCTATAAATCTTTGAGCATAATACTCAGCAAAATCTCTCTCTTTTTGAATTAAGAAATCTATTTCCTCTTTATTTGCTATCTGACTATTTTCAGAATTGTGTTTATATACACCGCCATTTGATATAGAATAAGCTGCAAAAGGTAAATATTCTACCATAGCAAAATGTATAAGCATTGGTTGTATGTAATCGTTAACCAAAGCTAGATAATCTCCACTTAAATTTCCTGCTATTATATCAGCACTTATTTTATCGTATAAATCTGTGCCTAAATAATTTTGTACATGAATTTCTTGTGCCAAACTAATAAACTGTATAAATTTATCTGTATCTACATTTGAACTTAATGCAGTGTTTTTAACTAAATCTGACCTTTTTATAAATAGTGCTGTTGCCATTATTCTTCTATATTTATTTGTTCTTCTATTTCTTCACTATCTTCCTTTTTTATTCCCGTTTCTTTTTCTATCTCTGCATCTGTAATAGCATTTGTTAAATCAGTAAATTCTAAAGGTTGTAGTGTTTTAAAGTATATGTCTAATTCAATTTTATTGTACATCAATACTTTTTCTAGTTCATCTAGTATAGTAACTTGCATTGGTCTAATAACTGTATTATCCATAAGCAAAGATGCTGTTTGTAATTCTTCAGCATTATTACCTAAACCAGTATTATCTTTTATACCTACAAGCATAGGCGATACAATTCTGTGTGATACCATTACCTTTCTCATAGATTCATCACTAAGAAATTTATATTGCTCATGTGCATCACTTAATATAACTGGCTCAATACTTGCAGACAATTCCTTGCTGTCATTAAATGCCAGTATAAATCTACCAGCATTAGAAGACCCACTAAACTTTTCTTGTATGTTTTGCTCAATCAAACCTCTTTGTTCTTCTGTAGGAACACCATTATTAAAGTTTATAAGCATACTTGGCGCAAGACCATTTTGTATATTATTTATATGATAATTAGCTATCTCTTCTTCTAACTCTGCATATTGTAATCCTCCTTGATAATCTACTGGAGAATAGTAA